AAGGCATGAGCCTGACCCTTTCGTCTATCCAGCGTTGGCGACGACGCTATTGATGATGTCGAGCGTCGATTTCCGCGCGGGGCGCTGGTTTCCTGCGACCTGTCCACCCATGTTGGTCCGCGGTGCCGTCCTCTGCGCCGGAGCCGCTTTCTTCGGGGCCGAAAGCGTCACCGCCTTGTAGGCCCGATTAAGCTGGTCCCGAACGCCCTCGGCGGTCGTGGCCTTCCCTTCCTTCTGCTGAATGAAGAGAACTTCCTTCATGAGCGGCTCTTGCTTGGCGTCGAAGTTCGGGTCTTTGCGACGACGTTCGGCTTCCCAAGCGTCGGCAGCGCCGACCAGTGCCTGGGTCGCACTCACCGCCTGCTGGCGCTGCGTGCGCTGCTGCTCGAAAGACTGGTACGCTTGCTGGCTCTGGACCTGCGCGCGTGCCCGGCTCACTTCGAGAGCGGCCTGCTGGATCATTTCGCCCTTCTGGACCTTCGCCTGCAAATCCTGCGGGATGACTTCCCCCGCGGCGATCAGCAAGTTCTGGACAGTCGGGCGCAAACGCTTCCACGCTTCGGCGGGGTTGGTCTTCATGAGGCTCATGATGACCAGTCCGTCGGCAGCTTCCTCGGCGCTCAAACCGTGCTGGTCGATAAACGTCTGCACGTTCTGATAACGCTGCGCATCCTGCTCGTAAGCCTTGGATTTGCGCAGAAGCTGCTGAAAACGCGGATGCTTGTGGAACGGAACGTCCGAGTAGTTCTCGTCGTCCTGCTCCGCAGCCGTATCGTCGTTTTCCTGTTCTTCTTCACCTTCGGCTGGCGAGGCCGTCTGACCTTCAACCTCTTCTTCCTGACCCACAACATTGCGGACCACGGAAAGGAGGCTGTCGTCATCTTCGCCGGTCGCGGTGGACGAATTCGCGTCGTCAGAAACCTCGTTCGGGTGAGCGACGGGCTGCTGTGCGTCCAGTTCGAGGTCGGAGGACGGGTCCAGACCTTCCATTTTGTTATCGTCCAGATCGGGCATGGTTGCTCCTTTGAGTTTGTCTGCAAAATACGTCATGTCGGCCATTGTAGCAAGTCATGACCTACAAACGTCCTACACCGGGCTTGCAACCTGGTTCGATCCGAACGCCGCATCGCTGCCTCCAGCCCCACGCTCGGGTTGCGGCGCGTTGTTCGCGCCCTGCGGCCCCTGCGCTGCCGGATCGGTAGCCGGGTCGCCCGTTGCGGGCTGCGCGGCGATCTGGTTTTGCGAAATAATCGACGGAATTCCGGCCACGATGGCGTCGGTCAGGTCCATCTTGTCGTCAAGGCGGCGCAAGGTTTCGCGCGCCAGCCAGACGGGATCGATGCTGCCCATCTGGATCAACAGCGGGAGCATCTGCTTCCAGTTATTGATCTCGACAGCCTGGTTCGGCTTTCCGGTCGACCCGGCGGCCACTTCCAGGTGAATTTCACCGGCGATCTCTTCGAGCGTCATGGTCGGCCAGACGGCACCGGGACCGGCGATCTGGCGAACCTGCTCTTCGCTCATTTCTCGCTGCAAAATCTGCCCGGAGGCACGCGCGATCACGCTTAGGAAGCTGTCCAGATCGTCGATGCTGGAGCCATCCGAAGACGTCATGGCATTGGCCGCGATGGCGCTTTCGGTGGCCGTTGCCTTCGCCACGCCGCCCATGACGGCTTCCTGCGTGCCGACCACGACCTGCGTATCGGCGAAGAACTGTCCGGTCTCATAAAGGTTCGGATCGACGCCTGGCACCGGAACGGCCTGCAATATGTCACCGAGTTTGACCGTCGGGTCCATGTTGAGCATGGCGAGTTCAAACGGCTTCAGGTTCTTCAGAACCATCGGGTCTTCCTCGGACCCAAACGCGCCATTCGCGGCGACCCACCGCGGGCGTGCGGCCAGCCGGTGCTCGCGCATCCCCTGCCGAGACCTGTTGTGCTCGCGCTGCATGTCGAGCATGAGCGACACGTCGGACGGCGGGAACAGTTCATCCTCGCTCTCGACCGCGTTGAAGGTCAGCGCATAGACCGGCCAGAAGTCTTCGACGAACACTTCCGGCGGGGCGGGTTCGCGCAGGAATTCGCCGTGGCCATCTGCGACGTAATAGACCAGCCCGGTCTTCTTGTCGTAGTGCTTCCAGACGCAGACCATCCCGTCTTTCTTGTGCTCGGGCGGCGACCATTCGTAATCGTCGTCAAGCACGTCGTTGGCGCCGATTTCTCGGGTTCCGCCAGCAGACAGGTTGTAGGACGTGTAGCTTCCCGACACGTCGACGCCGAAAATCTCGCGGACTTCCTGCACGGTGTAGGTGTATTCGAGCGTCAGATGGCGGGCGCCGATGAACCCGTCGAGCGCCTTGCAAAGACGGTCGGGGATGACCTTCGTCGAGAGCGGAAAGTCAACGACGAGACCTTCGCGCAACACGACGTCCGGCTCGGTCTCCAGCGCCTGGATGGAAAATTCGAGTTCAGCGATCTCCGACGACGTGTCGTCGAAATCGCCCTCGGCCAACTGCTCGGCGAGGACGCGCAGGTGATCGAGCCGGGCGCGCGCGTCGGCCAACTGCTCGGTCAGGCCGGGCCGGGAACCCATCTCGCGCTGGAAGCCCAACTCGACATAACCGACGCCCGTCGTGCCCGCACGCCGAACGACCTGTTTCATACCGCGCTTGAAGTCCAGCGGCCTCTGCTCGTCCATGAAATAGGCGAACAGAACCTCCAGTGTCTTGCCGATCTTGTCGAACATCTGACGTCGGGCGGTGCCCTGCTGGAAATCTTCGACCAGCGCCATCGCCTGCTCGAAGCCGGGAGGCATCTGCGGCTCGACGGGAACTTCCATGCCCGTGATCGGGTCGACCTGGACCTGGCCTTGCGCTTCCTGCTGCGCCAGTTGCGCAAGCTGGATCGTCTGCATGGCCAGTTGCAGCGAAGCCGGGTTTTCATCCCAAACGGCGAAATCCAATGTCTCGCGGCGGCTCGCCGAGGCACGCGGGTTCTTGGCGTAGAGGGCCGCGGTCTTCTGCTTGATATGCCGACCGACAATATTTGCCCGATAATTATCCTCGCCCCAATCCTTCTCGGCGCCCCACATGGCGACCTGCATGTCGCGGCGCATCCGCTTGAAGGCGTTCTCGTGATGACGCTTGTCGTCCTTGACCCGGCGAATGATCTCGGCGACGAGTTTACGAACCTGTTCCGGGCTTTCGCCGTTCTCGTTCGCGGGGTCCGCAGCTTCGCCGGTCGGCGGTTCGAGATTGTCGATGTCGCTATAGTCGTCCAACTCGTCCATCAGAAGCCTCCAAGCGACTTAGCTGCGCGTCGTTCGGCGGCCCATTTGTCAGCCAGCTTCACCCACGCGAGCGTCCCGAACTCCGGTTGTCGGTTTGTATGTCGGTTGTCGGAAGATTTACCCGGACCTACCTGATTTTGCAATGCAAGACCGAAGATCGAGAGCGTATCGACGAAATCGTCATGCAGGCCGTTGGGGAAGACCATCATCTCGTTGATGGCCTTTTCGACCCAGGGCGCATCGCGCGGGAACAGCACGCGCCCCATCGACACGCGACCGGCGATCGACTGCGCGCGGGTCGCCTTGTCGCCAACTGGCGTGATCTCGCGCAGCGGGAAGAAGGCGTTGGCCTCGTTCATCCGCTTGCGCAGAAACGGCCCGATGGATTTCGAGATATGACCCTTTTCCGCGAACCAGACGAGCGGGCGCATGTTGCCGCGACCGCCCATGTTCAGCATCTGCTCGACCACGACGTCTGACTTGGCCTTCTGCCACCAGCAATCTATCAGATAGAGATCGCCTTCCCGGCTGACACCGGCCTTCAGCAGCACCGTGAAGTCGTTTCGTTGCCCCGTTGCCACCGCATGGTCGGATGCGCAATAAATGCGCAAATCCTCGGGCAGTTCGCCCGGCGAATAGAACCGGATATTCTCCCGGCGGAACATATCGCCATCCATGAGCGACGGCCTCTGTTGATACAGGGCCTCGAACCCGAGCGGATCGAGCGCACGCTGCTCTTCCAGAAACTCCAGATCGAAATTGTCGGGACCGTCGGGCCATAGCGGTTCGCCCGGCTTCCGTCCGAGCGGATCGTCCTCTTCCGCGATCGCGGGCAGATTGATGATCTTGATCTTCTCGGCCAGCTTGGCGTTGTAGAACGGGTTCTCCGGGTCGGTCAGCCGACCAATGGGATCATCGGTGTGCCAGCGCGTGAACGTCATGATGACGAGTTTGCGGCCCATGCGCCGGGACATGGCCACCTTCGTAAACCAGTTCCATGCCTGGTCGCGGATCGCCTTGCTCTGGGCTTCCTTGTCGTCCTTGATGAGATCGTCGAGGATCAGGATATGGCCGCCGCGCCCGGTCAACGAACCGCCGCGCCCGACGAACGACCACTGGCCGCCCTTCGTCGTCTGCAAACGGTCGGATGCCGCGCCGCCGCGCTGGAGCGCCACGGACGGAAAGACCTGCTTGAACTGCGGGGTCTTCACGATCGAGCGAACGTCCTTGCCGAAGTCGGACGCGAAATCATCGTTGTAGGTGGCGACGATCCCGTTCAGTTCGGGGAAGCGCCCGATGAACCAGGCTGGCAGGCGGCGCGATACCAGTTCCGACTTCCCGTGCCGGGGCGGCATGGTCAGGATCAGGAACGGAATATTGCCGACAACAACCTCTTCCACGACGCGCGCAATGGCGTCGTGGTGGCGGGCATTCTTGTAGCGGGAACGCTCGACGTTGTTGGGGTCTTCAGCATCGGGCGACGTGAATTTGACGAAGGGCATGAAGCGCTCGCGCGCCTGGAGCGCGATCTGCTGCCGCTTCAGGATGCCGCGCTTCTTGTTGATCTCGGCGAGATCAATCTGGTCAGCCTGCCGGGCGGCCTGCTGCTCTTCCCAATCGTAACGCTTGCCGGTTTTGGGATTGATACCGCGACGGGCCATCTAGCCCCCCGAGAACAAGGACTTCAGCGCGCCCCAGATCGAACCCCAAGTATTTATCAACGCGACACCGACGCTCAACCCGAAGAAGGCGAAGATGCCGGTGATCGAATTCCCCAAAATCTTCATCTTCCGAATGTCGTTGACGTGGGGCATGATCTCTTCGTCGATCCGCTTCTCCAGACTACGAAACCGGCTATCGATCTTGTCGCGGGTCTGGGCAGTCGTCGCCGCGTCGACGGCAACAGCCGTCTCGACCTTTCCGACACGATCGACGATCGTGTCCTGCTTGGCTGAAATATCCCGTAGCAGGGCCAGAACTTGCGGGTCGGAAAGGCTCATGCTCATTTGCAGTATTCGTCACGGCCAGCGTTGTGGCGCCGGACCTGCGCGACCGTCTCGGCGGTGTCCTGGCTCGACCAGGTGATGTTCGGGAAGATCGAGCACACGGCGGTCCTAGTCGCGCCGGTATTTGTCGTCGTCTGGCAGGCCGCCAGCGTCGACACGATTACGAGCATCGTGGGCACGGCCAACAGCTTCGAGTTCACGTTCATGGCTACGGGCCTCCTTCGCCTTAGCCTCGTTTTCCCCAGACCGGCGACCGGCCACATACGTTCTCCAGAAAGCGGCCAGTGCCGCGGCGACAACAGCCAAGATCGCGGTTAGCGATCCGCCCGGAATGAGCGAAAGGAGCGCGTCGATCATCGGGCGCTCCGCTTGACATGCGCTTCGGGGTCTTTGGCCATCACGGCAGGCCGGGGCCGGAGCCAGATGTTCACGAGGAACCCAGCGGCGATCACCCAACGCTGATATTCGGAAGGAACGACCGCCAGCACTTCCGGCGAGTTCAGAATGTCCGGCGCCACGATCAGCGCCGCGAAGAACAAGTTGGCGATCCACGTCCGAAACCGGACCATCAATTCCCAGAACTTCGTCACGTCACCCTCCGCAAAACAGCCCGAACCACGAGCACGGCAGGCCGGACAGAAACGTCGCCAACGCGCCAAGCGCGGCGACAACAGCCGCAATCAACCCAACCGGAGCGGCGGGCTTCTGCCCCGGCCATTCCGGCGGGGGCGGGCTTTGATCTTCTTCCTGAACGTGCAGCGCCTCGGCGATGGCCTGTGCCGTCTGCGGGCCGACCTTCCCGTCCACCGCAATACCGGCGTCATGCTGGAACGCCCGGACGTGCGCTTCGGTCTCGTCGCCGAACCGGCCATCGACCCCGAGCAGGAATTCATACCCGAGCGCGGCCAGATCGGCCTGCAAGGCCCGGACAGCTTCGCCCTTCATGCCACGCGCAAGCACGCCACCGGACGGCAGGACGTGTGCCGCGCCGGTGGCGTGCTTGACGTAGGCCGCCGCCATACGCCCGTGGTAGTTGTGGGTTGCATACCCGGAACCGTTGTAGCGCCGCGCGATGTCGGCCCAACTGGATGCGTTGGAGAAATCCCGACCGCGCAACAACTTGTCCAGGCCCCAATCGCGCAACAGCGTCACCAACTGCATAAGCTGCTCGCGCTCGCCCTGCATGGCGGTGCGGACAAGCTGCTCGGCGGTGGCATGACCGGCGGCCCGGCAATTGAACCCCATGATCTGGCCCAAGCCATAGGACGCCGAGCGCAATCCGGGGTCTTTCGCAATGCCGATCGCCGACGTGAGGCGCGGGTAGCTGTCGGACGGGTAATTCCCGGCGCGCCATTTCGCATAAGCGAGGCCGAGGGCGACGGCACGGTCACGAAGAGCACCTGCGCCCAATTCTCGCCAGAAGATATGCGGCTCGAACAGCATCTTGGGGCGCGACCTGCTGTCGAAACCCTTACCGGCGGCCTCTACCTCCATGAAAGCCAGCAAAACAGCCGTTTCCACGCCGAGGGCGCGGGCCGCATCGCCAATATCGCCCTGGGAGAGACGCTTTCCTGTGCCGGTAAAATCCATGTCGGTCGCCGTCAGTCGCATCGTTACGAATTTGCACGACACTAAACGACATGACCTACAAAAACAAGGCCGCTCACCTTATGGGGAACGGCCTGAAGTTGGGCTTTTCAGCCTGGGAGGAAATCAATTCATGCAACGGCCACTGTAGGCCGTTGTCTGTCGGGCGGTCAAGCCGCCGTCGGCCCGTCCTCGGGCAGAGTGATGCGCTGCGGCTGGAAAACGGCCCTGTTCAGGGCCATGAAGCCTTCCTGAAAATGGGTCCGGGCAACCGCCGCCCACCGCTTATCGAACTCGTCGCCCGCCATCATGGCGTCGATCTTGCGCAGCAGGCGCTCTTCGTCCTGCTTGAACTCGTTGACCTTTGCGACCTTGGCGTCGGTCTGCGTGGTGTAGCCTACAACTGGTAGGCCGGTATGCTCGGGCATCTATCGTCTCCTTGGATCGCGTGTCGGGAATGTCGGAAGTGTAGGCTGCGCTGTCGGTCATGACAAGGTGTCCGTTTCGATTTTTCGGGAGAATTTTCCTGTGAGCATCCAGCGCGCGCTTTCGGGTTGCGTTCGGAGTGGGTGCCGGGGGCCGGGTCGCGGCTTCGCCGCCTCTCGATCGTCGATCGCTGGCGCGCCGGATTGTGTCAGTGACACAAAGGCTTTGCCTTGTTTATCAACAGCTTAGCATAACCGTTTGCGCACCACTTGCGCACTTTCACGCAAAAACGCTGTCCGGCTCGATCGACTGAACCGGCTTCGCCCGCTTCAAGGCTTCCGCTTCCAGCACGTCCAGTTGCTCGATAGCGCGCGCCAGTTCCTCGCCCGTCATTTCGTGCGGCTCCTTGGCCTGCGCGCCTTCCTGGGCGCCTAGCGTGCGGTCTAGCACTACCTTGGCGGCCTGGACCCTGGCGCCAGCGGCGGCCTTGTCATTGCGGATAATCGATACCAGGCAATCGACCGCGGCGGGCAAGGCTTCATTGTAGAGCCGTTCCGTCTGGAGCCGCGCCACTTCCGCCATAACTCGCGGCTTCAAGATTAATTTATCGGCTGTTTGTGCTGGCACTGCATAACCCGCCTTTTCCGCTGCGTATCGCTTATCGCCCGTTCCCGCCATGTGCTGAACGAACACGCGCTCTTGTGGCGTAAAGCTACCTTTTCTAACCCTCATTAGCCGCTAAGTCCTTATAACTAAACGGCTAATGGGTTCAGCCGCTTAACCCTCGACGTTCTAACACCATTTAGAGCCGTCGATTTGTGCCCTTTCTATCAGCGATTATAGCTTTTGTCGATTGTGTAGGTTGACAGTGACATACATATGTCATACATAGCAGACATCCACCGCCAAAACGAAAGGGCAAACCGATGTTTTCCGTCAACGCCAACCTCTTCCGCATCGCCGCAACTTTCATCTCAAAAGAAGAAACCCGCTACTATCTGCAAGGCGTCCA